AATAGATGTGAGTTTTAGCATACCACATAGACAATACCTGTTCGCAAAATATATAAATGGATTTAAAGATGCAAAGTACTTTTTAAAAAAATACGAAGACTTAAAATTAAGCCAAAAGCCTTTTCAGTTTATAGTCTCTAGGACTATGGGAAACTCGAATGAGGCTTTTTTTTACACCAATTATAAAGTAAGCCTTGAAGATTACAGCATTGTAGAGGATGCAGAGGACAATAGTGATATAACAATAACAGTTAAACTTAAAAATTACAGGGACTATGCAACCATTATATATAAGCCAACTAACAATACTAATAATAGTAACAATGGAGGGACTACGGCAGTAAAACCAGAACAGGAACGACCTGCAGGTGTGAATAAACCGAGTGGTAAGACTTATACAGTAAAACCAAACGACAACTTGTACGATATATGCAAAGCGCAGTTAGGAAATGGATCATTATATAAGAAAATATATGAACTAAACAAAGCTATGATGGATGCTAAAAATAAAAAGGAAAATGAGAGCAGGAAATATACAATCTATGCAGGGCAGGTGTTGAGACTTGAGTAATATTTTAACCGATACAATTAATTCTGCTAATAATTTAAACAATATCCTAGCAAATAA